TTATATTCAACGCCCCCTACGGGGCTCCCTGCTGCTGCGCAGACTAGCAGGGAGGCAGCGCTAAACATAACCACAGGACATTATGCGCGGTCGCATAGGCCGCTGAATCGGGCCGTGCTGGACGTTCCCGGGCGTGCTAAGGCATTTGCCTACCTCAGGGCCGGAAAGCCTCAAAAGCCGGTTTTGCAGGGAAAGGCGTTGAACCTGCCTCACAGCAGGATCTCAAGGAAGTTTCGGCGGGCCCACCTACGTCACAACAATAGACGACGAGGTGCCGCCTTATAGGGGCTGCGCCCCTGTTCACGAATCACGGAGATATAGGAGCAAACATGGACAGTCTGACACTGAACTTCTTCGCCAACGCCTTCACAATCGGGATCTGCTTCTACCTGGTGAACCTTGTGATCGTCTGCATGATGGCGCACTCACTCAATCGGAATGTGTTTGGCTGGATCTATGTGTCCATTTTCCTGACCCCAATTATCGGGATGACCATTCTGCTATGCCTTCCTGCAGTAGAGCAGTCATCCTCAGTTCGTCGTCGCGACCGCGAGATGTAAAAGCCATATTCAGTAACGGTTACTTTAAAGCCTTGCCACCACAGGCACCATCGAGCGCCTCGATAAGGCGTTGTACCGACTTGGCATCCAGGTCTACCCCAATACGGGGGCCGTAGAACTTAGCCGCCGTCAGCAGCGAGCTGAGCGTGGTTACGTCATCCCGACTTAACGTAACGGTGATGTTTTTGTGGTGCTGGCGCTCACGGTAGCGGCGTTGCTTCTCTGCTGGGGTCAACGGTGCATCCCCCAGGCATGGACGGCCAGGAGCACGAGTCACACCGAGTTCGAGCTGCACTTCCTTTTGCTTGGCCATGTTCATCACTCCATTAAGTAACTGTTACTTAACTATAGCGCAGAACAAGAAATGCGCAAGGTAAAGTAACAGTTACTTTATGCCGATAAATGGGGTTATCGGCATCAGGGTATCAGTTGAGGGGGTCGGTGACGGACATGTCGATATTGTCTTTCTTGATGGGTGCATAATTAGGTAAACGCTTCTCACGAAATAGCAACTCAGTTTTCTTGATGCTGGCAATTATCATCCCCGTTGAAGTTACCTTATATTTGTAGCCGAACGTATCGAAGTCGGCCTTTTGCCAAGTTTCCAACGTCTCCCCTTTCTCGTCGCGTATCTCAACCCAGAAATCCATGACCACATCACCAAACTTTGAAAGGTACGTCAGGGAATAGTCCCTCCCCTTCAACGACTGGTAAATGAAATCGTCCGGTTCGGGAACCTTAGGAGTCACTGGCGTGGTCTGTCCGGTCTGTCCGGTCTGTACGGTTTGAACCTGCCCTGCTTGTGGTGCCTTTTGCTCTGCCTGCCTTTCAAGGAATACTTCCCCGCTAAAAAAGCGCGTAAGGTAATAAATGCCATAGATGCAGGCAGCGGCAAGAAGCGGTAAGCCGTATTTAATACTTTTCTGATTAAATAAGCTAAAGCGCTGGTCCTTGTAGTTCTCGGTCTGAATATCTTCATTGACGTGACTCTTATATGTACCGAAGAATTTAGGGTCGTACTTCCCTACCCCATCCCCCATCTTGGAGAACGTAACGAAGCTGGTACCGCCCCGAGTTCCCAAGGTGCCCTGGTACGCCGTCCAGTTGTATTTCTTCTCCATGCCCACGGCGTCGAGTTTGGTAAACGTTACTTTTTTATTGGTCCTGTCCTGGATGACCTTGTGCACGGAGTTGAAGGTCTGAGACATGAACAGCATGTCCATGCCGCGGTGGCCGTGTTCTGCGACCAGGTTGCACATCTCCTCAGGGGGACGCTTGCGGCCAGAGGGCCAGAACTTGTGGGCTTCATCCAGGATGACCAGGGCGTTATCGCGGGCGAACTTCCAGCACTCGCTGGCCTGCTCGGTCGTGAGTTCAACCAGCAGTTCCTTGCAGCGCTCGACATCAATACCGGCGAGCGGCGCAATCTTCTCATGGTCAAGACCGTACAAGTACGCATCAACAGACCGGCCCTTAGCCAGGGCGGGGATGATGTGCTTCTCCATGCTCTCATAGGACTTGCCAGAGCGGGGCATGCCTTCATGGAAGAAGATCATTTACCACTGCCCCAACGTGAACAGCTTGCGCAGCAGCATGAACGCATAGGCTGCTCCCACCATCAACAACCCCTGGGCAAGGCCCACCTGGGCGAGGTAGTAGAGCGTCAGCGCTGGAAGCCCCTCAAAGGCCGTGCCTATCGACCCACTCAAGAAGTCGGGCACTTCAAGCAGCGAGAACAGCGCATAGAGGCCGTCCAGGAGCAGCGAGAACAGATCAAGGGCCAAGTCCTTTATCCAGTTCATCACGGTGGTGACCAGCTCGAGCAGCCACTCGAGCACGGCACCGATTATCGAATAGAGCCAGTCCATCATCTCTTGCATATCAACCTCCATTTCCTATGGCGATGCGCCATGCAAGCCAGCCGAACAGCATCATGACCACCGCACGGATGTAGGGCATGACGTTCATGACGGCTTGGGAGCAGAACGCATCAAAGCTGAAGTCAAACGACGTCCCGAACAGGGTGAATGACCCGGTGTAAGACGGGCAGGAACCGCCCGCAATATTGGCGTTGAAGAAGGTGCTCGGAAGTGAAAAAACAGGCAGCGCCTTGAACCGGTCGGCGTTGGCCGTCAGCACGGTGCCGAAGTTGCGTTGGCCCCAGTCGTTCGCCTCATGGATGCCAGCAGCGTCAGCGGCCAAGTCGGTGCCGGGCTTAACCGGCGGCTCAGGGTTCTGCTGTTCGTCGAGCTTGTCGGAAATCTCTTGAAGGGTCGCATTCCCCTCTTTGATGGCATTGGCCGTCGCGAGCTGGCCCATGGATGCACCAGAACCGCCACCACCACCGGATTGCTTGATGGCCCCCTGAATATCCTTGCCGACCCCCTCAATGACTTTGCCCATGGCGGCGTTCTGCTCGCTCATGGCCTTGATTTGGGCGTTACTGGCCTCGGCTATCTTGTCCACGACCTGATTAAGGTCTGCGGTGCCAGTGGCGCCAGAGACTGCATTATCCGTGCTGGTAGCGCTGCTGGATGCGTTCTGGAGCTGGTCTTGAGCGGCGGTTGTGTCGTCGGAGGATTCGGGCTGGTCGTTGTAAACGGGCTGGCCATCGCCCTGCTCGGGGAAGGTTACCGGGCACTTGTCGCCGGTGAACTGAATGTCACCGACCATTGTGAAGCCTGAAAGAGGTAGTTCAACGGTGGTGCCTTGAGAGATAACAGAACACGAACCGTAACAAGTGACAGTGGCAGACGGGAGAAATGCCTGATTGTATGCGGCTTCAGTCATACCTTGACCCGCAACAGAGGCGCAATTCTCTTTGCAGGTTTCAGCACCAGTTGTTTGAGAAATAGTTTTAATTTCGCCCATCTTGCAAGTAATAGGAGCCTTCTGACAGACCTTGGCACCGTTCAAGTCGACAGGTCCGGTTGTGAACTCAGGTTTACCAGTGGGCGGGCATGAATATGTTGGATTGACATTCGAGTGAATCATATCAAATTGCAAAATATAACCAGCGTCGTTTTTGTGAACCAGTAAAAAAACCGTCTTATATTGGGTGGCATCTAATTTAGTGGTTGCACCAGTGCTCTTATATAAAAAGTTGTAAGTTGAGTAGAAAGAAAGCGAGGTGTTGATACATTCTTGCAGAGATGAAACAGGTACGCGACCATAGCCCTCACGCCAGTAACAAGCGCCGCCACCAGAAGGAGCAAGAGTTTCAGAAGCAGGCACCGACTCGACAGCAAACGCCGATATTCCCCACCCCAGCAGAAATAACCAGAACACGGCAATAAGCGACCAGCGAATTAACCGCTTGATGATCAAAAAAGGGTTCCTGACGATGAACCAGAGAACCCCTATTAATTTGTTTGCGAGCCAGAGAGCCCGCTGTTTGATGTCCACTATCCGAGCCCCCTGATGATGGCCGAAGCGGTGGCTATTCCAAGCACGAAGAAGAGCGGCACCCAGACCATATGACCTCCGCAATTAGAGGGGGAGTTACCTCCCCCGGGTTGAGTTAGCGACCGAACATCGCCATGACCTTGCGAAAGGCCCACTTGCCCGCAATGGGCACGATCAGGATGGCCGCAACGGCAGAGATGCCCGCCAGAACCTCAGCACCAGTCACCGAACCGGTAACGGCGGAAAAGTCCAGGGCGGCGTTAGCAGAACTGGACAGCATGACCAGACCAGCAGCGACAGCGACGGCATTGCCGTATTTACCTACTTTGCGAATAGTTTCCATAACTTAGCTTCCTTTCTCATCGTGATTGAACATATTCATCAACTCCCCAAAGACCCGCGCAACAACGTAGGCCATGAGAGGTATCATCCCTACACCGAAGGCCATCGCCATATCGGATGACCAGGGAGCAGGGTCCAGCAGCAAAGCCGCCCACGCATTGTCGGCAGCCTGCACCAGATACAGGCCAGTGGTGCAAGTCTCCCCCTCGGCTACCGGGATAGCCTGGAGCGTTCCATCCGCAAGAGTTTGCACACACTGCATAGTCGGTTCCTTTTAAGTAACTGTTACCAATTAGCCCTTGGCCGAGGTGGCCACGGCGCTGCTCACCGGTTTCCAGCCGGTAACGAGCAACTTGGTTTGCTTGAGGGAGATCTGCGGCGAGAAGGTCAGCTCGATAAGACCCGGCAGAACGCCACCGGCACGAGCCGCTGCATGGATGTCCTTGGCCAGCTTGTTGCCGTCAGCGGTATCGACCGGCAGCTTGCCGATGTCTACGCCAGCAAAGCCGGAGTCGATTTGGAATTCATCCTCAACAACGTGGATGTTGGCCCAGTCAAAGGCCTCTTTACCCGGCTCGTCCATGCGACCGAAGCGCACCTGGAGCACATGGAAAACCTTGCTCATTCCTGACATATCTCTTCCTCTCTGCTGATGTTGCGGCCCCGAGAGTCGGTGGCCTTATGTGCCCAATACCAGAGCCGGTCTAAACGCTGCTTGGTAAGGCTGATGCGTCCGCGAAGGCCAACGGCCTTGGCGATTTGGTCGGGATCTTGCTCGGCGTCATAGAGCTCGGCCCGCAGGCTATCAAGGATGATGGATAGCTTGCGGTGCTCTGCATCGGCGTATGACCGAGCATCGAATTCAGAATTGGGAGCGGCCCCCAGGTAGTCGGCGAAGTCAGCGGCCTGCTCTTCATCGCTGTACTCAGGGCGCTGCTCAGGTTCGGGAAGGTTGTTGTCCTGCCGGTACTGGTTGACGTTACCGCGCACGAGTTCCCATGTGCCGTCGTCGAACACGGCAAGATGGATCTGCTCACCCCCTGCCCCGCCCAGTTCACCGTTGAGGCGGATAGGACGACCGGCGACGAGGTGGGAGACGCAGTAACGGGCAACATCAAGCGGCTGACCGGAGACCTTGGCCACCTCAGCAGCGATAAGCTGTTCACGGGACTCCCCGAGCTTCTGCACGAAGTCCTTACCACACACATCACCCAGGCTGCTCAGGTCACCCTTGCTGTGCAGCACAGTACCGATGGGCTCGACGTAACCGGTTGGACGCTGGTCGGCGAAGTCCATCTTGATGAAGTGCAGGAGCTTGGCGGTCTTCTTGTTGCGCAGGTTCTGAAGCTGGGCCTTGGTCAGGCCGATGGCCAACAGGGCGTTGACCGAGTCATAGAAGCTGGAGCGGGCGGTGAGGCGCTTGGTCTTGTCCCAGCCTTCGGTAGCCAGCAGGCGATAGAACTGCATCAACCGGTCGGCACGGGTGTAGTTCCAGGTCGTGGTGATCGTGTCGTCAGGGTTGACGGTTTCCTTGCAGCGGCCATAGGTGGAGCGAAGGGACTGCTGAACCTTGGTGTCCTGAGTCAGGTGCACCTTGCTCTCCCCCAGGGCGGCCATCATGTCGCTGAACATGTCACGCCATGCCCACTCACAGAACGTCATCCCTTCCCGCTTCTCGAAGTCGGCCACCCAGGCGAGGAACTGCCACACGTTGCGGGGCACCTGCTTCTGCTCAAACCAACGGGTCAGGCCACGGCCTTCAAAGCGCAGCCGGTTGGTTGCGAACTGCTGAAGTTCTGGCGAGGCCAGCGCCGTTATCACCGAGTCATAGCGGCTGGTCTTCTCTTTGCGGGCTTGGGCTTGCAGGCGCTCGAGCTGGTGCAGCATCTCATTGTGCTTGGCGTAGACGACCAGCACCTTGCAACGACCGGCGTCTTGCTGGTCCTGACTGCGGCGGTTGAAGTAGATGGTCGATTCGTAATCCGCCTCTTTGGCGGCCCGCAGATGGCGGTGTGAAAGTTGACCGATGGCGGCCAGACAGTTGGCCATGGTCTCAGCGTCGGGGAGCTGGATGGAGTAGGTGACGTCTACGCGGCGCAGGTGAGCAGAGCCAAAGTCGAGCATGTCGGCGACTCTTGGCAGGGCTCGACGGAAAGCCGCGATAAGCTCGAGGATGCCAGTAGCAGCACAGTCTGGCCCGTACACGTTGTGACCCTGAAGCAACTTAGCCGGTGATGCCTTGATAGCAATGCAAGGCCAACTGCGTTTGAGGTGGGCTTGGTGAAGCTTACAGGCAACGTCTGTGAAGCTTGAAGGGAGAGACTCCCAGGGGTGATACAAGTCATGGAGTGTTCCCTCCCCATCTATCGCGAATTCGACTCTTCTCGAGCCCAGCTGTAAGCCACGGCGCCCACACTCTTCCAGGTCAACCATCCCGACGATGTCAGATGCACCAGCGCCGACGCGCTGCACGGTGCAGAACCGTTCTTTGAAGGGGATGTGGATTTCCCAGAAGTCGTACATAGATGGCGTCCCGTGCCCATTTTTGTTTTTGGCTGATTTTCTAAGAAATTAGGATTGCGCGTAAACATTAGGTTCTCAGGGCTTAGATGTCAAGAAACTCTGAATCTCAGATTCAAAGACAGTTACACTGTACGGAAACACATGGTTCATTAACGAAAGAGTTGATATGCCTACCAAGCACATAGACGACGCGACGTGGCGAAAGGTCGAGACCGAGACGGTCAAGGCCGTGATCGCAACGAAGACGAGCCTCAAGGACACAGAGGTATTGAAAATACTGATCCAGAAAGGCTTGCAGGAGATCCAGGAGCAGGACTACCTGAACTACATCAAGAAGAAGAAAGAGAAGTGATGTGCCCCTCCCCTAGTTTTTCCGCTTAACCCATTGAAAAAACTCAAAGAATGGCCCGCTGCTGCGTCCGGCTCTCGGAGTCAAAGCCACAGTTAGAGTTCGTGGCTTCCGCCTGACCGGCCCGAGGCTGACACCCCGCAAGCGGGGCCCCGTCAGGCTCGGGGCGGTCAGGGTTCGGGAAGACTGGAACACCACATGAGAACTCAACCAGGTGAGCGCGTGGTGCAGTTCGGGGTGTACTCGAGGGGGTTCACTGCGGTCGCGCACAATGCGGGTTATATTCAACGCCCCCTACGGGGCTCCCTGCTGCTGCGCAGACTAGCAGGGAGGCAGCGCTAAACATAACCACAGGACATTATGCGCGGTATCAGGGGCTAAATTAGGGCTTCCCATCATCATCAAACCCAGTGCCAGCGCGGTCCCTGTGCTGGCACAGTATTTTTTTAGGGCGTCATACCACGCTGCTTTTACACTCGGGTCTCTAGCTCTTACCGCTGTGAGCGAAATTATCACTTCTGTCGCGTCTAGCCCCAGTTCGTTGGCAATAGAAATTGCTGCCTTATCAGTGAATTCTCTTCGTCCTTGATTCATCTCTGTGATGTAAGACGGTGACAAATCCAGAGCTTCAGCAACTTCCTTAAGCTGGGTCATGTTCTTGGCTCTCATGTACGCCTGAATCAGTGTTTTAGAGTCCATTTCATTGCTCCTTCTGGTTGATTCCTCATTTTAACACAGTCTGCGAATCGTGAATTCTTGTACTTGTGGGCTCAATTTACTTGCTCAATACTTCCCGCATTCACCAATTCATAAAGGTGTGTATTGAGATGGAACGCCAGACCCTACAGCAACAAACCCCGATTTACCACGTCTGCCAGCAGTGCGGCGGAGAAGGCTGTCAGGCCTGTTCTGACCTCTGCATCTTAGACGGTGATTTCCATCTCGATCCTGAATGGGACGAGGAGCTGCCCTCCGTTACGCCGATAAATGGGGTTATCGGCATCACCGATGATGTGTTTTCCACCGAAGCCCGCTTGGCCAGCGTTGCCAGTCTCTGTGAGCGCTTCCCTTTCCGCTCTGTCCATTCTGAGTGGAACCGCTCTTACCTTGAGGATTGCGGTATTGGGGGTCACCAATGATCACCGTCCGCAACGGCATTCTTGGCTCTGGCATGAGGTTCACCAGCTACGCCGCTCAGCGCTCCCTTGACGGCTCCCGCAAGGCCCCTGCCCCGCTGTCGATTTTGGCTGCGCCGCTGCGTACTGCCGATGACCTCACCCCGGATGAGTATCTCGACCGTCTTTACGACGATGAGACCCTGCATGCCGATGATGTGGCGCTGTTGCATCGTGTCTATGCCGATGGCTACCATGGTCAATCGGTGGCCCCCTCCCCCTCACTGGTGGAACAGTTCGCTGTCCGTAATCGCTTCCTGACCGGCTGGTATCAAAGTGCCAGTTCCCTTGCGATCCAGTATTCGAAGGTTCTGGACGAGCGCCAGCACCTCCAGCGTCTCTATGACACCCTGAACATTGATGGCCCCTGTGGCACCTTCTCCATGACCATGGATGATGAGGCCATGGAGGCGTTCGCTAAGCGCATTGCCAAGCTCGTTACCTTCTATCGGGGGGATCTCTATGATGGATTCGAGGAACATCCAGCTTTTGTTCAATCACATGCACTGCTTGTTGAGTATCACCTCCGACTTCCAGACCAGATACCCGACTTTGAAGACCCGCTTGCGCCACGCCCAAGCCATATGCTTAATCGTTACAGTGACGAAATATATCTTGTCAGGCTCTTGCGTTCCGTTGCTTCCGAACGACTCTTTGACGCCTCCCGCCTCGCCCTGATAGTGAGCCGTGGCCGTCAATGTTACGTGCCCGACTATCTGGTCAGCCAGCATCAGCATCGTCAGTGGAAAAACCGCCAGACCCTGAGTGGTCTTGCCGCCTACAACATCGCCGAGCCGTTTGAAGGCTGTGACCTCATTCAAGCGATAGATGCTTCCGTTTCCAACCCGGCCAATCGCCGCGCCGAACTGATGACCCGCCTGCGTGGTTGCGAGAATGTCGCCCGTGAAATGGGTCATTCCGCATTATTCGTCACTGTGACGTGCCCGAGCCGTTTCCATCCGGTGCGCTCTGGTACGGGTGGCCGGTTGTCCGTGCTGAACCCCGCATGGGTTGAGGCCGGTATGCCCTCCGTCCGTGACGCGCACAAGTATTTGACTGGGGTCTGGGATGCTGTTCGTAAGTCGGCCGGCAAGGCGGAGATACCCGTTTACGGGTTCCGCTTTGTCGAGCCGCACCATTCCGGTACGCCGCACTGGCACATGATCTTGTTCGTGCCGTTCGGTCAGGCCAATGAGTACCGTGCCATGTTCCGCAAGCGCGCTCTGCTCGATTCTCCGACCGAACCCGGCGCCAACAAACATCGCTTCACCTGCAAGCCCCTCAACCTCAAAACAGGTTCTGCGGTCGGCTACTGCTCCAAATACATCGCCAAGAACATCGATGGGTTCGCCGTGGGTGAAGACAAAGAAGCGCAAGACCATTCCATGCAAACCGCTCAACGTGTCGTTGCGTGGGCATCTGCCAACCGTATCCGCCAGTTTCAACCTATTGGTGGCCCCTCTGTCACCGTCTGGCGCGAGCTGCGCCGGATGGCAAATCAGGATCACGATATGTCCATGAACGACCTTACCCAGGGCGAATACCTGTTGCTGGAAGCGTGCCGCCGGGCTGCCGATGCCGGTGATTGGTCGGGCTTCTGCTCGGCCATGGGCGGCATTCACACCAAGCGGGCAGACCATACCATGTCTCCGCACTACAGCACCCCGAAAGCATTCCTGAAGTTGGCCGCTGGCTCTCTGGCGGGCAAGGCTCACCCTGCTGATGTGGATTATGTGCTCACCAAGTCTGATGAGTCTCGTCGCACTCAATACGGTGACCGGGCGTCGGCCAGTATCGATGGTGTGATGTTCAAGTCGCTGTTCATCGCAACTCGCTTGCGTCAGTACCGCATTGTCAGCAAGGAAGAATGGGAAGCCACCAAGCAGCGCATTCTTGCCTCTGTCCGCGATTACTTCGAATTGGCCATGGACAACCACGACTATTTCGCCATGGAGGACCAGCACTACCGGGACGCCATGGATCACTTCTATGAAGACGAACGGCTCTCCATCCTGTTTTTGGATGAGGAGGACGCCTATCTCGATTGGCTGGCTCGGGGGATGCCAGATGGGAAGGCGGCGCAGCCGCCCTTGGACCCGTGTCAATAACTGTCGCCATCACCCAAAACACACAAACAGGAAGGAAAGGATATGAGAGTTCAAGCGATGATTTTAAGCCTTGCTGATATCACCACTCAGACCCGCCTCACCGATGGCGTATCCAAGGTGACTGGCAAGATTAACTTATTGGTTACTGAGCCTACGGACACCATTGAGGTGGGTCTTTCTGAGGACCAAATCAAAGCCGGTTTCCATGAACAGCTTAAGCAGCTTGTTGGCTTCAAGCCGTTCGACGTGCTGATTGAATATCGCAATTCATCTTGGGGCGATGGTAATACCGGTCAGCACCGCACCTATACCGGTTTCCGTCTGGTTGACCTGCCTGCTGCATGTCAGCCGGTAAAACAAGAATTAGGCGGTTCTGCCGCTGCAAAATCTCCAGCTCCAGAAAAATCTGTGGCTGAAGGTAAGTTCTGATGAGCTGCTTACTTGTCTCTGATATCGGGGAGCTGGTCGTTACCGCTGACGGCCTGAACACTTGCACGGGATATGTGCTGGTTACCCCTGACCAATATCGAGCACAAGTAGGCGCTTTATCGGAATTTGATAAAGACCTTGCTAATGAATATCTCGGTTTCATGTTGTTGACCTTCTTTGCCGGTCACAGCTTAGGTCGAATTGTTCGCTGGCTCGGTAGACGTTAATTTCACAAAAGGAACTGTGTTATGAAAATCATCAATCAGGTTCGTAAGTACGCTGCCCCGGTAGCTGTTGTCACCTCCGCTGTTGTCGCCTCCTCCTCTGCGTTCGCCGTGGATATCGCGACTGAGTTCGCCGCTGCCAAGACCCAGGCTGAAGGCAACATCGATCTCGTCGTCGTCGGCGTGGTCGCTTTGGCCCTGCTGACCTTCGGTGTGGGTGCGCTGCTCTCTTGGGCACGTAAGTAATGTTCCCGGGCCTCCTGTGGGCCCTTGGCATAGGCCTCTGTTTCGTTCTGGGCTTTACGTCAGGGGTCTATTCCGGATAACACGAGGGGGCGGGGAAACCCGCCTTTTTTTTATGAAATGGATATTCGCCCTCTTGTTTTTATTTTCATTCAATTCTTTTTCTGTTGAGTCAATGCCTGCCGCACAACAATTATCACCGGTTGGCGGTGGTGCTTGCTATTGGAAAGAGGCATCAAGTCGGACTTTTACGTCTTCATTGCAAGATTGTATTAATACTTCTCTTTCTTTTTATGCTACCTATAATTTTATTTACAAGAATACCGGTGCCACTTCTAAATTTGATGCTACGCAATATAAAACCTTTTTTTATTTGGTTCATAAGAATGACCCTAGTTACATATTGACGTTTGATTTGATTCATTCTGCTGTTAATACAACTTATTCTTGTCCACCTTCAGGTAATCCCGATTTTTCCATTGGCCCTGTGGATTTGAATGGTTCTAAGGTTTGTCAGAAGGCTCCTAAGGTTTGCATGATGGGTGCGATAGTCCGTGTCGCGTCTGATGGCAAGGAAACTTGTGTTTCTAATTGTTCTGCTGCTTCCGGTTTAATTAAAACGTCTCAGTTTTATTATCAGGCGGGTCCTGATGTTGGTTCTACAGCTGGACAAGTACAGTGCTATGGCCAATGTGCTGTACAGACTTCGGGTGGATATACTCAGTTATCTAATGGCTCTTATACGGGCACTTTCGCGTTTACCGGTGCTAATTGTCCTGTTATTCGCCCAGAGCCCACGGTTGATTCTGAGTCTAATACGGGCGGCAATGGTGATGCCCCTGCGGTGGATGAATCCACGACTTCTGAGGGCACTGACAACGCCCTGGGCGAGCTTGCTGGTTCTGCCTCCTCTGCTACTGGCTCTCAGGTACAACCCTCTGCCACTGGCCCTGATGGCACGTCTACGCTCAATGACGTAGCCCAGACGGTTGCTGATGCTGCCAATGCTCAAATTCAAGCTACCTCCTCCCAGAACGTGGCCACCGGAAACCTGATAGCCAATACCACAAAGGATCTACAGAACACCATCATCAGAACGGGTAGTGCCGGTGCTTCTTCTGTTCTTCAGGCACAAGGTAATTCCAAGCTCGATGGCATTGGTTCGGCCATTGGTGAAGGCAATGGCAAGCTTGATGGTATTAAGTCCACTCTTGATGAAATCTCAGACAAGTTAGATGAACCCGGTGAAGAAGCGCCTTTCGTGCCCGGTGCTGGCTCTGGCGCGTTTTGGGAAAGTATCCTGCCTGAATCTTCGTTTACAGAAATCAAAGATAAACAGGCCCAGTCAATTCAGGATATGAAGGATTTGGCCTCTGAATTTCAAACCTCAATTCAAATGACTGATTTGTCTGCTTCAGGAAATCCTGATGAGTGGGTTTTGAATATGCACGGAACGGCTATGCCGTTCGGTATGGGGGCGTTTCAGATGATATTGGACATGGGCCTTGCGGCTGTTGTCCTTCTTCTCTGTGCGCTGTATGCGGTTTATATCATCGCGAATAGGAAATGAATTATGATAACGGAATTCATAAATTGGGTGTCAGGGATGATGGTCGATATTCATTCTTTCTTTACGGATGGTATCCCTTACATCGTTTCCAGAACGCTCGCATACGTCGTTGAGATCGGCCTCTATCTTAAGATTGAAGGCGAACTCATGCTGATTAAGGTGGGCTATTCTGTGGCCCAGCAGATTCTGCAGGATTTCAATATATCCGGCATCCTTCAGCCGCTCATGAGTTCGTTGCCATCCTCCATTCAGTGGTTCTTATTTCAGTCAGGCGCGGTTGATGGCATGAACATGATCCTTCATGCCATCGTCACTCGTTTTGCTTTGAACTTCTTGGGGTGGTGATATGGCCGTTGTTATCCGTCATGGGCCCAACGGCTCTTATAAGTCCGCATCCGCTGTTTGGTATGACCTGCTCCCGGCCCTTCGTCAGGGGCGTATATGCATCACTAACCTTGAGGGGTGTTATCCCCTTGAGGATATTGAAAAACGCCTCGGAGAGAAGTTTCCTGACTCTACCCGTCTTTACCGTATCAACATTATCCATGATGACGCCTTGCGGCTTTGGCGGCGCTGGTTTCACTGGGCCCCTATCGGCTCTTTTATCCTCATGGATGAAGTGCAGGATATTTATCCTGATAAGTCATGGAAAGAATCCGATTTGGATTACGAGTCTATTGAGACTTATAAAGACCAGCTTCCGTCCGGTTTAATTCATGATTACTATTCTGCTCTTGATGCCTGTAAGCCTGAGCAATTTGAATCCTGTGATTATGATGATACAGGTTCATTGTTATTTGATGAGAATGGCCGCGTTGTTTATCCCAAGACTTTGAATGGAGCGTTTAAACGCCATCGCAAATTTAACTGGGATATTGTCTGCGTTACTCCAGATATTAATGATATTGCTCCTATGGTTCGTGGTTGTGCTGAATTAGCTAAAGCGCAATCGAATAAGGATTCTTTCTTTTGGTATAAGCGTAAGCCGAGGATATATGAACATAACCCGCGTCAGAATGGTGTCCCCTCTGCGAATTCTCCGGTTTATCGTGAGAAAGTACCGTTGGCGGCGTTCCTTCTCTACAAATCAACCCAGACCGGCAAACACACCAAGTCGGGTCAATCTAAGGGGCCTTTCAGCTCACCCGTCTTTTATTTTTATGCGTTACTTATTGTCGTCTTCGGTGGCTTTGCTCTCTACAACTTTTCTGAAGCCGATAAGCTCAATGCTGAAATCGACGGTCAGTCGTCTGTGGCATCTTCTGAAGCGGATCTCGATGTGGTTGTTCAAGGTGGTTCGCGCCCTGCTGGTGATGTGGGCACTGGTGGCACTCACAAGGTATCTCCTGGTCAGTCTGTTTTTGTGAACCCCTATAACGCCAAGGCCGTCTACGTGACCGGCTCGGCCTTGGACACCCAGGGCAATGGTGTGGTCACGTTCTCGCTCTACACCAAGGATGGTTCAGAGTATCACACCAACAACGATGAACTCCTGTCTATGGGCTATGCCGTCCGCTTCAAGCGCTACTGTCAGGCGGAGCTGTTTAACATAGACACCGGTCAATCGGTGACGGTCTACTGTGAGCCATCCAAATATGTCGAACCCAAGGCCCCTACGCTGTCCGCTCCTGCGTTGTTGAACCCCTTCACTACCACTGACAAGGATGAGGGTGGCGGGAAGGAGGAGGGAGCGGTCTAGCGGACGACGACGACGCCGCCATCCGATAATTTGTGTAACAGTGACGTTTATTTGTATGAAATTGGGCAGGCAAAATAATTAATGTCACAGTGACGAATAATTTGACATTTAACGTCACTGTGACGATAATTAGTACATCCAGACAGCAAACACGGATGTGACCCATGAAAGACCAAGCCGATACTGCCACTCTTGAACTCATTCCCCAGCCTCGTCGCCGTGGTCGCCCTGCTACTGGCAAGGCAAAGTCAGGTGCTGAACGTCAAGCCGCCTATCGTGCTCGCCAGCATCATGAAAGCGTCACAGTGACAATAAATCGCGATGATGTGGTTACTCTCAGTACCGCGTTGCATTTGGTCAAGAGAACGCCTTCGTTTGGCGTTACTGTTGATGTTGCCTCTATTCAGCGGCTCATTGATGCGCTTGATAATGCCTGTGGTGTTACGTCTTGTCAGGGCGCAGCCCTATAAGGCGGCCCCCTGATGTTAATTGTCGTGATGTAGGTGGGTCCGCCGAAACTTCTTTGGGATCTCACTGTGATGCGAGGCCCCCCCCTCCTCCTGCTAAACCGGCTTTTGAGGCTGTCAGCTTTCAGAGGTAGGCAAACGCCTTAGCGCGGCATTGTCTTTCAGCGCCTTCAAGTCTTCAGACCCGTATGATTCGATGATTTCCAGACGCTGGCGCGATAGATAGGTGCCAGCAGGAGTGATCAGGTGATGGCCATTCATGCGCCAGCCATCCCAGTAGCGTGTAAATATGGTTGGCAGCTCCCGTCCAACTGCCATCCTCATGACTCGTTTGCATACGTCTGGGATCTTTTTACCACCATCCCATAACGTGACCTCCATCACAGAAACAAAACAAAGTTTTGCCGTTTCTTCTTCACTTAAACCGCACTCAAACCACCGAAATATAAAGTTTTTTGTGATATTACGTTGCATCCGTTCATTCTCGTCCGAAACTGACAACATCGTCAGCGGGGACGGAATCGGCCCTTTAAACGTAATCATGAATTATGCGCGGTTTTATATGAAGGCAACTGGCGGGCATATTTTCCCGCCATTTTGAGGAGCTGGACCACACTGTGCGCAGTCTGCACACGGGCACTCATTCATGCAGGCGATCCAGGGGCTTATGGCTGGCACTCTCGTGGCGTTCGCTGTTGCCGGTGTGTAGGTATTTGGAGGTGGTGTCTATGCTGTCGTGTCCTGCGTCTGCCTGTACGTGTGACAGTGGCCGGCCATGCAGGTTGATGTCGTGGGTGATGCCGGTATGGCGGATGGAGTGCGGCGTCAGGGTACGCATCTCGGCGGCATCCTGGGCAAAGCCATCTTGCTCGGCCAGGCTGGCCGCTTGCTCGAAGACCGCCATCACCAGATCCCGCAGTTG